TTGATTCGTGAAGACGCTTGGACAATGGTGAAGGAATTTAAGAACCCGACAATCAATTTTAAAACGCTGAGTCATTATACGACCGCAAAAGTTAAAGAACTACGAAAGGATTTATTTTAATGTACGCAAATGAATATCAAAAACTAGCTATGGAGTTTCGTTCACCAACAGCGAATGAGGCATACGCTTTGATTAACCTTGGTGCAGAAGCTGGTGAGGTGCTTGGCAAGGTGGCTAAATACATTAGAGATAGTGGCGACCCCGATGTTCTTCGTCAAGAAGTTAAGAAAGAACTTGGCGATGTGATGTGGATGGTTGCTGCAGTGGCTGCTGACTTTGACCTTACGTTGTCTGAAATTTGTACACACAACCTAGCCAAGTTGCATAGCCGTAAAGAGCGTGATGTTATTGGCGGCTCTGGTGATAACCGTTAAAGTTTGAGATATAACTGTCCTCCCACCAAGGAGCCTTCGCGCTCCTTTTTTAATTAACTAAGGAAAATGTAATGAGTGAGTTTCGTAATAGTTTTGCAGAGAATGTGTTTCGTTTTAAATATGCACAAGGCCCCGGTGATACATGGGCAAAGCTGTCAGAGCGTTTGGTAGAAGATGTGTGTGGTAGCCGCAACGGAACCGTGCCAATCCTTATGTCCACTGAAGATCGTAAGCTGCTTACACAGCTAATCAAAGACATGAAGTTTATTCCCGGTGGTCGTTATCTGTACTACGCTGGCCGACCCTTCAAAGCCTACAACAACTGCTTTCTTCTACGTGCTGAAGAAGACACCCGTGAAGAGTGGAGCAACGTTACATGGCGAGCAATGTCTTGCTTGATGACCGGTGGAGGCATTGGTATTGACTACTCACGTCTACGTCCTGCTGGCAAGGCTTTGTCGCGTACTGGTGGCACGGCATCAGGCCCTATCCCTCTCATGTCTGCCATTAATGAGATTGGTCGCAATGTGATGCAAGGCGGTAGCCGTCGATCTGCCATTTACGCCAGCTTGAATTGGCAACATGAAGACGTTCAAAAGTTTTTGTACATCAAGAACTGGAGTGAAGAAATCAAGGCAATGAAGCTTAAAGACTTCAATGCTTCAGCACCGCTAGACATGACAAACATCAGCATTAATTATGACGATGCTTCTATGGTTGGTGGTCTTGAGAACAACGCTGTGTTCTTGCAGAACGTGCGTCAAGCAATGGAGACTGCTGAACCCGGCTTTAGTTTTAACTTTGGTGCTAAGCAAAACGAAACCTTGCGTAATGCTTGCACAGAGGTTACATCAGAAGATGACAGTGATGTGTGTAACTTGGGTAGCATTAACATGGGGCGCATCACCAGCATTGAAGAGTTTAAACAAGTGGTAGAGCTTGGTTCTAAATTCTTGGTATGTGGCACATTGCGAGCAGACTTGCCTTACGAGAAGGTGTACAAGGTTCGTGAAAAGAATCGTCGTCTTGGTCTTGGTTTGATGGGCATTCACGAATGGCTATTGAAGAAGGGACATAAGTATGAAGTTTCGCCAGAGTTGCATAAATGGTTGGCGGTATATCGTGACGAAAGCGAACGTGCTGCTAACGAGCATTGTGATCGTTTCTATATCAGTCGTCCTGTTGCCTATCGTGCAATTGCTCCCACTGGAAGCATTGGCATATTGGCCGGTACTACTACCGGTATAGAGCCGTTGTTTGCTGTTGCTTACAAGCGTCGATTCCTTACCGAAGGAACAAAGTGGAAGTATCAGTATGTTGTAGACGGTACGGCTGACTTGCTTATTCAACAATACGGTGTTAAGCCAGAAGCTATTGAGAGTGCTCTAGACCTTAGTGAAAACTATGAGCAGCGTATTAAGTTTCAAGCTGACATTCAAGATTATGTTGACATGTCTATTTCATCCACCATCAACTTGCCTTCATGGGGAACTAAGCACAACAACGAGAATGAAGTTAAAAACTTTGCTGCTACGTTGGCTAAGTATGCGCCGCGCCTGCGTGGCTTTACCTGCTATCCTGACGGTAGTCGAGGTGGTCAACCACTCACGGCTGTGCCGTATGCAGAAGCACTGAAGCACAAAGATGTTGTCTACGAAGAGCTAGACATTTGCGACATCTCTGGTAAAGGTGGTAGCTGCGGAGTTTAATAACCACACTACTAAGAAGGGGAGCTACGACTCCCTTTTTTTATGATACACTACAAGTCCCTTAACTCTATAGGACACCTTTATGGTTACTAAGAAACGACAGCCTACAATGAATGAGCAACCAATCACTGTAGAACAAAAACGCCAGAATAGCCTCAAGATTCGTCTTGATGATATGATGACAATTCAACCCAAGACGGACAAGCAACGAGAGTTCTTTGAAGCTTATCGCGCTGGTGACTACTTCATGGCTTTGCATGGTGTTGCCGGTACAGGCAAAACATACATTGCTCTGTACAAAGCGCTAGAGGAAGTTATGGATAAGAGCAACCCCTATACAAAGGTTGTTGTTATTCGTAGCTCTGTGCAAAGCCGTGACATGGGTCACTTGCCCGGTAATGTTGACGACAAAATGGAAAGCTTCATTGCTCCCTATCGTCAAATCACAACAGACCTGTTCAACCGCAAGGACGCATGGGACAGGTTGTGTGAACAAAACTATGCCGAGTTTGTTTCAACATCTTTCATTCGTGGGACAACGTTTACCAATTCAATATTGTTGGTTGATGAAATTCAAAACATGAACTTTGAAGAGCTTGACACCATCATTACTCGTGTTGGTCATACTAGCAAAATCATTTTCTGTGGAGACATTCGACAAACAGACTTGCGTAAACGTGACGACAAAACCGGACTGCCTAAGTTTCTATCCATTGCCGACAGGATGAAACAGTTTAGTCGCTTTGAGTTTGGAACAGACGACATTGTGCGTAGTAGTTTGGTGAAGGAATATATTATTGCTAAAACACACTATGAGGATACAACAAATGATTAAGTCACTATTCACACCGAGTGTAACTCTAGCAGACGTATTGGTAGCGTTTTGTCTTAGTTATCTTGGCGGGTGGTGGATGTTGTTAGCAGCTCCTTGGATTTTGTTTAGCCCTAAGCTTAACACTAAATGATTGAAGTTGCCATCACAGCAGAAATGTTAATCAACGCCCGAGACAAAGCAGCGGCGATGGGAAAGCTATACAACAGCATAACCAGTGGAGCAGGCAACATTGCTGGTTTCATCGGTGAAGACATTGCTCAGCAGGTTCTTGGTGGTAAGATAGACAACACCTACGACTACGACTTAGTCTTAGACAACGGTGTTAAGATTGATGTGAAGACAAAACAAACCAGTGTTAAACCGCTGGAGAGCTATGAGTGTAGCGTTGCAAACTTGAACATTAAACAAGCCTGTGACGCCTATTGCTTTGTGCGAGTGAAGAACGACTTCACTGTTGGTTGGTACTTGGGTGTTTATGATAAGCAAGCTTACTTAGACGATGCAGTGTTTATGAAGAAAGGCACTGTTGACCAATCCAACGGATATGTGGTAAAGTCTGATTGTTACAACCTGAAGATTTCTCAACTGAAAGATATATATGAACCATCCAAATGAAGACCTGTCTAAGGAAGTTGTATGACCATTAATACAGATGTTAAAACTGTTGATCGAAAAGCCCCTTTGAAGATTCAAGTGCAGCAAGGCTACTACGCTTTTTACAAAGGATGGTTAGCAAATCAATATGATAGTTTTTCTGTGCAAGGGCAAGAGTGGCAGCGTGGGTTTAACATTGCCTATTTTGAAAACATTGATCGTTTACAACGGAGTTAATAATGAAAGAAATTAAATATCACAGCCGTAAGTTTCTGAATAAAAAAGAAGGAATGGCTGCTATGGAGTCTAGTGCTGAAATAACTACTTACTCGGTATATTCATCAGTAACAATTAGTGATTGCAATCGTCAAGTAACATTAGACTTTTCATCATATCAGGCTAAAGATTATGATGTCAAAATTGAAAAGCTTCGTTTCATAATGGACGAACTCTTTAAACTGGAGCAATTTTTATTAGACAATAAAGACAAATTTGTAAAGAATTTAAAAGCTACTAAAGAGAAATTGGAGAAAGTACAGATAGTGTAGCAAGTTAAACAAGGAAGCCCCGTAAGGGGCTTTCTCTATCGTCTGGTCACAAAACCACCCTTGGCTAGCTTGCTTGCAGACTCTCTTGTTTCATTAAGAGCTTTGATTGTAACTTTGTCAGGGCTGACTCCAGATACACGGGATAACTCTTTAAGATTGTCCCTAACTTTTGTTAAGGATTGAGCCTTCTGAACAGCACCCATCTCTTCAAGCATTTTAATAACTGAGTCGATCTTATTAGACGATGCTATTTGATTAGAAAAACGAGTCATATCAGTTTGATAGGTTTGACCAAGACCCTTCTTAATTGATACAGATTCAGCAGCACCCAACAAATCATTAAACATTGTCCTGATTAAATCATAAGACATGTATGCTGTTTTCCTACGATCTTTCAAAGGCAGGTTGTCATTGTTGACAATGCTCATGTAGTCACGCAATAATTCCTTATCGTTTGCGAACTTTTCTCTACGATCAAGAGTAGCCTGTAACCTGCCTTTACCACCTTCACGAATTGGTTTAGTCAATTCTTCAGTGGCAGGTTTGAGACGCACCTTACCCTTGCCTTGCGTCATAATCTTTTCCGCTTCAACAATTACATCTTCTGTTTCATTATAATCATCACGAGGTAATGATAGTGGGCGAATCGTGTCCGAAGAACCTGTTATTGTTCGGGCAATAACGTTTATATCTTTTGACTTGTATTCACTTGTTCCCATATTGATACGTTTAAACAAGTAATCGGCATACGGCATTTCTGTGTAAATGTAATTTTCAGGGTCGCTACCACCAAATCGTTTAGCTTGCACACCTAAGCCAGTATCTTTAGTAAACGACGGGCCACCAATTTTTAACTCTGAATGACTGCTGTTATAAAACTTTTGAGGGTCACTGAATCCTCTGGTTTTAAGACCTTCAACATCATAATTGCCGTGGAAGAGTTTAATGGCTGGAGTGTCTTTGTATCTCTCTTTAAGTGTGTCATATTTTCTCTGCAAAGAATTAGCTATGTCTGCAAATAACTCAACATCTTTATTATTGCTTGGGTCAACTTCACGTTTTAGTTTAAATCTAAAATCACCTTGAGCTACAGCAACAACGTCTCCATCAATAGCTTCCATTAACTTATTCTTTTTAAGATCACCGAAAGACCTTTTACGAGCATCTTTAATTTCACTCAACACATCTTGTCGCATTCTGGTTGTTTTTTTAGCAAACTGACTAGCATCAAGTTCACCAGTTAAATACTCACCGGTGTAATATACTTCTTGCTCAGGGACAACATTGCCTGCAGTTTTCTTTTCAATCTGACCAACAGGTATTGGATTACCCATGTCATCGTATTTAACAATGGCAGTATCAGCAACTTCATTAGGTAACGGAGGCAACCCCTTACCCTTCTTCAAACCAAGGGTGTCGCCTGCATAAATGTGTAACATGTTGGCATAATCTTTAGGGTCATTCTTAATCATGTCATCAACATACTTAGCGCCGAAGGTGTCAACAAGATCGGCTTTGCCCTTTACGTAGGCTTCTTCAGGGAAGGGGCGAGCAGGTTTTAGCTCGTTATACAGTTTGTCCACACCCATCTTCTTAGACGCTACAGGTGGCAATGCCTCGCCAGTCTGCTGTAACAGGTCTACAGAGGCTTTCGTAGATGGTGCTGGTACAGGGGTAGCCTGATCTAGTGATGAAGGCGTTACGGGCTTCTTAGGTATTGCTTGCTTCTTTGTCAACACAGTTGCCATTTGATCAACAACAGGGCTAGTCTTTGCACCAACAGCATCGTCAATGGCTTTGTTTACCAATTGGTCAATTTCTTTGTTGTCCAATGTCTTTGCTGATTTAGCTGCTAACACTTCTGCACCTTCTGGTACAGCTTTAGTTAACGTCTTTAATCCTTTAGCAACAATACCACCAAGGGCAAACTCTAAATTCGCAAGCGTTGCTTCATACTTGTATACAGCTTTGTAGTCTTTAGATTCTTCTAAGGATTTACCATTATGGTCTTTAGCATATCGGT